ATGAGGTTACTTTGTTGGCAAGTGTTTGGAATAGTCCAGTAGCCCAATCATATACCGATTTAACTGATGGATATTTTGTGTCTGATGCTTTGTCTGTGTCTAGTGTTGTGGATTTATTTGCGACATTTTCTGGAACATAGGATATATTTGCGTTTAAGTGATTCCAATTAGCAGCTGTTTGTCCTGGAGTATCTACGTTTGCGATTATAGTATCCCCCACTTGTATATCTTCACCTCCAATAGTTCCTGCTACTGAGATAACCCACATATCACCTTTCATTACAGCTCCTGCTGTTCCAGACCCTCCTGTTGTTGGATAATCGCCACTAGAAGCGTCGTATCCACCTCTATAGTCTAAAAGTCCAGCAACTAATCCGTCTACATAATCTTTAATTGTTTTAACCCCAGGATATTTAGTATTTGAAGCAGCATCTGTTATTATATTTGTTGATTTATTCGCAACATTCTCTGCTGTGTAACCTAAAGCAAGCTGTAATTCTGAAATCTTTTTACCACCATCTTTTATTATTTTACCAGTTAATCCATCAAATACTGCAATATTCTCATTTACTGAAGAAGCTGGACCAGATACATCTCCAGAAGATCCATTCATATCAACATAAAGTCGTCCAGTGACTTCATCACCTTTTGCATAGTAAGTACCTCCATCTGTTCCAACGAAGAGCATTACCGGTATTCTATTTTCATCTCTTAAAGCATTTTGTGCCATTTTGTTTTTATATATAATCTATTAATACGCAACCATCCGCGTCTACCACCCACGGATATGTTAAACCATCTGATCCAACAAACATCATACAATTATTAAAATTTTCATCTTGTTTCGATATTGGACTTAATGTAACAGCTAAAGTATCAGTCATGTTAATCTTTATTGCTCCAGTTGTTTCATTGCATGCGATCGGAATAAGTGTAACACCGTCCGTAAATAATACTCCTAGTTTTCCTCTTATAAAATTTTGATCTTGTGGTGCATTTGACATATATTTATTTTGTCATTTCCGTCGCCACATAGCGAGGATTAGTACCAGCTATTGTAATAATTCCAGTGTAAACCACTCCGTTTGATTGTTCATAAGAACCACCAAGACCATCATCATTACCTGTTCCACCTTTTAAAACTATATTAAACACTGTTGTTGATGCACTAGATCCAAATCTTACAAATAATGGATTTGTTCCAAGATTTTGTATTAAAAATGAACCCCTTGCTGCATTAGCCGCTAGGGCTGTCGCTGCACTTGCTATTGATGGAGTACTTGAGACTCCTACTTCTGCTATAATTGCGCGGGTATCTGCCATTTTATTTTTTATTTTTTAATCTATTAAGTTCTTCGAATCCACGTTCCAATGCTTGACGACGATCATTGAATAAACGTGTTTCATCTGCTAAATTTTTTCTTTCAATCCTAATTATCTTCATTTCTGAGTCTAATTTAGATTGTTCAATTTTAATTTCTTTTTTCACTTGATTAATTTCTTTGTAATATTCCTCAATGTCTTTTTGTCCTTGGTCTATCTTTTTTCTAAAGTCCTGAAAAAGAGTCACGATCGTCTTAGAACCACTTTTTAATTCATTGGCATAAGCCTCCAACTCTTCTCTATAATGAGCAAGTTCGTTTTGATTTTGTGAAATGTTGTCCAGTGCATCACGACTCTCTTTCAAAACTTTATCAATTATTTTATTAGCCTCATCTTCTCTGAAAATTTTATATTTTTCTATTGTTTCTTGTAGATTCTTTAACTCAGATCTACCATCAGAAATAGCCATCTGTATTTTAGATAGTTCTTTTACTGAATCAAATTTTTCTTTTTCTAATATATTTTCCATAAAGCCGAGTAGGGGGTTGAACCCCTGTAACCCTTCGTAGTCTACTGTCAAAACAACTCGGCTAAAAACTATTTATTTAACAAGCTCTCAAGACTTGCTTTACTATCACGAGCATTGAATTTTATTTCACGCTTTGTTAGTTCAGCAATAACCTGAGCCTTATCTTTATAAGTAATCTCAGAAGTTGTCGAATCAGTTGGAATTATCCCAGAAGCATCTACATTACCATCAATTACATCCTCTGAACTAGGAGCTGTAGCTTTATTAAGTTCTTCAACTTTTTTAGCTAATTCCTCTTCCTTTGAAAGTACTTTTGGCTTTTCCTCTTCATACACCTCTGCTAAAATCAATTTCTTTAGTTCCTCAATAGATTGGTCGTTCCATAATGGACGATCAGATCCTTTTCCGTCTACTTCACTTCCATCACGGATTGGAGCTTTCTTAAGCATGATTTGTCTAGCAAGATGAGTTGCAAGATGATCCCCGACTGTTAAAGGTGCTAATAATGATTCACCAGCAGGTACGAAGAAGTCACGTCCGCCGTAGCGTGCGCCTAACTCACCAGTGAAATCGAAGTCCGAAATGTTTGTTATTCGAACTATTTTAAGGTCATTTTCATTCATAATCTTAAATTTCTACTAATTACTTGGGCTTCGCCGTTCCCAAGACAGGATTAATTCCTGCGTCTTGCCTCCCTCCGGTCGAGAAGAGAGAGGCAAGGGCAAGACTTAAGCGTCTATTTCAACCCAAACAAGGGCTGCTACATCTGCTGCTGCGTTTGCTACTAGACAATAACCTAGAGGTTGTTCGTCATAGCTACCTTTAGCGGTAACTGCTTTAACTACAGAACCTTCTGTGTCATCACCAGTTGTAAATGCTGCACCAACAACAAGAGCTTCACCGGCAAGAACTGCACCTACACCTCGTGTAAGTACCCATCCATAAGATCCACTGGCAATTCCAACTTGTGAAATACCAACACATCCTTGAATAGTGCTTGTGACAGCTGCCTTATCTACATGGAAAGGTTCACGGATTGTAATGTCCGAGTCTGCTACATCTAATGCTGTTGCGAAGGCAAATTCTGGATACAATTCTAGTGTATCTGTAGTATTTGTCTTGATTTTTCCATATTGGCCTCTTCCTGTACCATCATCTACATATACCCATGCTTCTGCGAATGCACCTACGGTCCATCCTGCTGATGCTTCAGTAATATAAACAATTCTTCCAAGCGCATCTGTTGAAGATGAAACTGTGTCAACTGCGACAACAGCATCTGGAACAACTGCTTGATATGCAGAGATAGCCTCTGCTGCTTTTACGTACACCCACTCTCTTCCATCAGGAGTCTGAGCTCTTTGTCCTACATTTACTATAGGTGATGTACTTGTATCCTTGACGGATTGAAATGTTATCTGATTCATAATATTTTTCAGCCTTTGGTTCCTAGCCTCCGGCTATTCGGGGTAAACACCCCTTAATTAATAATTTACACTACTTCTTCTTCAATAACTTCTTCCTTAATAACTTCTTCCTTAATAACTTCTGGAGTTTCCTCCAAAGCGATTGCTTCTTCTTCAACAATAACTTCTTCTTTAATTTCTTCATTCATATCAGTTTTTATAGATTAACTAATAATTAACCATTTGCTGTGATAGCAGCATAGGTATTAACATTTCCTGTCACATACCAATTTGTACCATCACTATAAAACTCTACTAAATCACCTATTTTTGCTTCGTTGTGAACAAGGATAACATTGTCTGCTGCATCTGCTGTAACACCATTTATTGTATCTTCAGCACCACTACATGCTACTGTTCCAAATATTTTATCTGCAGGAGAACCTGTTATAGTATATCCATTAGATGTTGGAGCTGTTGCTACAATAAAGCGGAAATGCAAACCTGCGGCTGCTGTTGGAAGTGTTGATTCAAAACCAGTTGCTACATTCAAAAAGAAGGTCTTACCTGATTCTGCTGCTGTAATAACATTTGTTGCTGCTACTACTTCTACATTATCCACAAGAGCACCACTAATAGTTGTTCCACCAGATAATGTTACTGCACCAGATAAAGTAGTTGCTCCACTTAATGTGTTTGCACCACTTAATGTAACTGCGCCTGAAACAGAAACATCTTTCGCTGTATTAACTCCATGGTATTTTACACCAGGAATAAATTCTTCTAAATTCATAATTTTTTTCTTTTAACCCTCTCGGATCGATAGTCCGGTCAAGGGGAAATTAATGATAATACTAACTTGCTGCAACCATTTGTCCTTGTAGACGTGGGTTTTCACAGATAAAGTTACCTGCGTATATAATGTGTCCAACTTCAGCTAGTTGATCGACAGGACTCATCATATCTCTAAAGTTGAATCCCATTGTAGAAGGCACGTTTCCTGGAACACCTGCTGGTACTCCATCACTTGTCTTCTTGAAATTAACTTGTTTCAAACCTGAAATCTTAATACCTTTCATTCCGAAGTTCTTTGTGTTCATAAAGAATATCTTTCCTGAAGGAATCTGTTCATCTCTTACTACTGGAGTTCCACGGAAGAATAATACATCAAATCCTTGTGTACCAGCTAATGCTTGAGATGTAGGAACCATACCAAATGCGTTCATCTTTGGATAACCTGAAGTTGTGTAGTTAGCACGAACTGTAGGTGTCAAAAGAGATTCATAAGTACTCCAAATTGCTTTGGTTGTACCAATTATATCTGGTGTTTCGTTTCCAATACTTACTGCATCGTAGGCTGTTGCTAGTTTAGCAAGAGTTGTAGCTCCAGCTGCTGCTAGGTAGTAACCTTTAAGAGTAGTATAAGTAGCACGAGCTAAACCTCCATAAGTTGCAAAGTTTGTAGCGTCGTCTGCTGCATTGTAGAAAGAATCCCAAGAATTACCTGCACCTGTACCAGTCCATAGGTTATTAGCCATGATCTGCATAAGTGACTGTGCTTGAGAATCGAACTCTGTTTCCAAAAGATCCAAAACTTGTTCGTCTCCTTGGTTAAGAGTTGTTTCAATATTCGCAACAACGATAGGCTTGTAAGCCATCTTTGGATTAAATTCCATTTTTGTGCGAGTATTTTGTCTGTCAGTATCAAGTTTGTCAGCAATACCAGTGTTTCCACCGTTTGTTGTATCTTGATATTTAATTATAACTTCATACTTAACACCTGTTTTCCATGCTTTTGCGTTTTGCAAAAGTTTCATAAGGATAGGTGATCCTTTTGATATTGTATCGTAGACCTTGGGCACTATATAACTTCTTGTCACTGTTGTGACGGCTTCTGAAAATGTCATATTTTTAATTATTTTTTATTACCCTTGATTCTAGCCAAGAATTCGTTAGCACTTTGATATTGTCCTACATCATCTGGATCATAACCATCATCTTCCGTAGAAGCTGGTGATGCTCCTGTTGATACTGGGTCGGCTTCTCGAGTTTTTAAATTCTTGATAGTCTTCTGTTCAGTTTCAACAATTGCTTTTTTCATGTCCGTCATGTTTTGATAGGCAAATTTCAAATTCTGCAATCCATATTTATTAGCATGAACAAATAAAGCATTTTCATCTAGTTTTGGATCTAGCTTTTTTAATTCTGCTATCTCCGCGTCTATTTGAGCTGTTAACTCTTTTGTTCTTGCTTGCTCTTCCTCAAAACCTTTTTTAATATCATTGATTGCTTCAGCTTTCGCGAGTTCAATGATTTCAGCATAAGTTTTAGGAACATAGTCCGGATTTTTCCATTCTGGTTCTTTGTCAAGGTCGCTATTAATATCCTTTTTCCCTTTCTCGTATTCAGCTAACTTCTGTGATTTTCGAGTAAATTCAGGAAGGAGTTTTTGATACTCCTCTTTAAGCTCAGCAGCAGTTACTTTTCTTCCGTCAGGAAGATCAAATAATTCAGCTTCTGGCTCAGGTGTAACTTCAGGCGCTGGATTAGCTTCTGGAGTTTCCTCTACTGTTGGTTCTTCTGGACTTGGTGTCTCTTCAACTTTTGGTTCTTCAACCGTAGTCTCCTCACTGCCCGTTAGTTCCATTTCTAACTTTGGGTCCATAATTTTAAGATTGCCTTTACCTTCGCTTGGTCCAAAGACTGCGACGATACCGCTTGATCAAATTATTAATAATGAGTACCTTTAACGACGCACTCAGGTCATAAAACTATTCTTTTTTCGATGTACTTTCCTTTTTTACTTTACTATCAATCGACTTATTCCCCATCTCATATTTTCTATCAACCTCTATCTTTTTCTCTCTATCTATTTTCATCTGTTCTGCAACAACTAATTCTGGATCCAATTCAATTCCTGCTTTAGCGGCCAATTGTACTTTTCCATCAGGAGGAAGTTCACCATATTTAATACTTGTCTTTGGAACTTCTTCAACTGGTTTTTCAGGTACAAGCATTTGCATTTCTTCGTCTGTAACTCCAACTGCCTTTGGTGCGTTCAAATCATATATAACTTTATTCTTTGCTTTCTCTTGAGGATTATCATATCCAGCAGTTTCAAAGTAATCAACCGGAGAAATAATTCCATTCTTAATATCTTCTTGTGCTTGTTCATATTTAAACTGTCTATCTTCCGGTAATGATTTTCCACCAATAACTCTAACTTCAATTCCATCTTCAAAATCATCTTGTATTAAAGTAATTGTTTCAATCGCTAATTGTTTACCTAAACTCTTTGCATAGTGATGTTCTGTGTATCGTGTTTTTGCTAACTGCATGAACCAATTAAACAATTCATAGTTGACGTAATCGACAACCTGCGTTAATTCATTGAGTAACAAAAATGACTGATCAATAAGTGCAAGTCGTCCACCACGAGTTTCTTGTCCTTCACGTTGTCCTTTGAAAGCAGATGATGCCGCCATAATATTATCAATCTCTCTTCGTGAATCAAGCATCGCTTCATTTACAAAAGCTGGTAATGCAGAACCTGTCTCACGTGATACACCATTTGCAACACCTTTACCCCAAATAACTCCACCAGTTTCAAATCGTAATTTCTGTGCTTCAGCTTGCGACATAACAGTAGAGTCAACTTTAATTATTCCATTAACCAATCTTCTGTTTTCTGCAATATCTCTTTTTGTTTCATCAACATCTTCCTGAAGTGGTATAGCCTGAGATATCATATCAGTCTGTCCTATTGGACAATTTTCATTATTTAAAATCGTTGCAAAAATATAAGGTTTTCGTGGACGATCAAAGTGATTAAAATAGTAAGCATCATAAGTAATTCCCTCTGTTGCATTTTCTAGTTTAGCTCTCTTCCTTTCATCCTGTTGATACTTTGCGCTACTTAAAACTTCTCTTCGTTGTTCAGTTGTCGTTGCTTCCATTCCA